CACAATTATCCTATAAGTTTGATGATATAACTAATGCATGGGCAGCTTATCAGCTTGGTGACAATATTTGGACTGGAACTGATTCAGATTTCTTCTGGTCGATTAACTATCAAGGTGCAGATCCAAGTCTTAACTACTTGTGGACAACTAATTTTACAACAGCTGATGGAATACGATACTTTACTGGTACAACATGGGTTAAGCCGGTATTAAATTATACTATTGGATCGGTCGTAGCTACAACTGATGGATCTGGAAATGCTTCTGGAACAACAGCTGCAGGATTTATTGGTCAAGTTTTCAACGTTGGAATAACTGCATTTACTGTTACTGCATCAAGTGGCGCTCTTACTGTGTCAGCTGGTGGTACAGGTACAGGAACTTATAATATAACAACCGGTGCTTTTACTTTCACTGGCGCACTTGCTAATACATCAATCTATTACTCAGGTAATAATGACATCGCTACTTCTCGTCTTATCATTCAATTTAGAAATAGATTACTGTTATTTAATACAGTTGAACTAGTAAGTGGTGTTAATAAATCATTTATTAATAGAGTTCGTTATTCAGCTGTTGGAAGTCCATTAGCTCCTAATGCTTTCATGCAAGATATGCCTGGAAATGGTGGAGCTATTGATGCTCCTGTCCAAGAAGAAATTGTAACAGCCCAATTCATAAAAGACAGACTCATTGTTTATTTTGAGGCAAGTACTTTTGAGTTAGCGTATACAGGAAACCAAGTTCAACCATTTATATGGCAAAAACTTAATACCGAGCTCGGAGCAGAGTCTACCTTCTCAGAGATACCTTTCGACAAACAGGTATTAGGCGTAGGAAGAACTGGTATTCATGCGTGTAACGGTAATAACGTTGACCGTATCGACGAAATAATACCTCAATATGTATTTAGTTTCTTTAATAGTGAGAATGGACCTAAAAGAGTTGTTGGTGTTCGTGACTTCTATAACGAGATAGCATACTGGACATATCCGTCACAGAATAGAAGTTCAGACTTCCCTTATCCTGACAAGATGTTGGTTTATAATTACATTAATAATACATGGGCAACGAATGATGACTCGTTCACATTCTTCGGTTACTTCTTCAGAGAAGTATTAACACCAGGAGCAACATGGGGTGGAACTTCAACTCCATGGCAGTCTCTTTTCAATCTATGGAATGCAGGATCTTCCCCTCAAAATAATGTAGCTATAAAAACAATCATTGGAGGAAACCAAGAAGGGTTTATGCTCGTTATGAACTCTGAAGTTAGTTCAAATGCTGCGTCGCTTCAGGTAACTGATGCAACATCATTAGCCGCAGGAACAATGACTATATCGTCTATTAATCACAATTTAATAATGGATGAGTTCGTTCTATTTGAAAACATGAATGGAATTACGTTCACAAACGCTATTGGTACTGTTGTTACGAGTGCAATGGCTCGAGTTAGTTCTGATACACTTGGCAATGGAACTCCAAACTCACTCACGGTTTCTCTTGCTGGTGTTACACCAACTGGAACATATACTGGCGGTGGAACAATGGCTCGGGTTAGTAACATCAGCATCTTAACAAAGCAGTACAATTTCTATAACGCTCAAGATAGAAGTGTATATGTTTCTAAAATAGATTTCTTAGTCGATTCAACAACAAATGGTAAAGTGACTGTTGATTTCTTCATCTCTTCATCATCTAATTCGTTGTTATCAGGAGGTACTACGAATGGATCTTTACTTGGAAGTAATGAATTAGAGACGAGTCCATACCCACTTGTACCATTTGAACAGTTACAGGCTCGCTTATGGCATCCTTTATACTTCTATGCCGAAGGTGAATGTGTTCAGTTCAAGATATTCATGAGTCCAACTCAAATGTTCGAACATAGAATTAATGAAGGTGGAACGATAGAATATGTAGCGCTTCAAGATTTCAAATTGAATGCTATGGTAATTTATGCTCAGCCAACAAGTTCACGTATGCAATAAAAAACCACACCGATGAAGATGTGGCTAAAAAAGGAGAGGATTGTATGAACGACGTCCGTAACAAGAAAAGGAATAACTCTTTACGGGTTTATACAAGCTTTAATACTGTAATAATTTTATGTCTACGATTCAAGGAGATTTATTATGCCATCTAATATGCAGAACAATACTGGTTTGTTTGTTCCGAACACTTTTATATGGGAACTAGATCTTCTTAATTCTACTGATATAAATACTCCAGCGTTCAAAGAGATGTTAGTCCGTTTGTACCAGAACCTTAATAGTGTAACTTTGGCTCTCAATTTAAAAGACAGTGCCTATTATGTGCAGAATGAGTTTCTCAACGGCCAAGTTTTCTTCCCCAACCCTAATATAAGTTCTACGCCTGACAATGTACGACAAGCATTTAGAAAGGTAGTTAATTTTGGGGCGCTTCCAAATAGCACTACCAAGAGTGTAGCGCATGGTATTAATATCATGAATTCGTTTTGCTTTACTCGCATATATGGCACTGCATCAGATCCTATAAGTCTGGCATATAAGCCAATACCTTATGCGTCAACAGTGCTCGCAAACAATATACAAATTGATGTCGATAGAACAAATGTTACTATCACAACAGGAGCAGCATATTCTTCATACTCTACGTGCTATATTATTCTTGAATATGTTAAAGAGTAAAGATACCCTAAATCTTATTATAAAACTTTAAGGAGATAATAATGGCAAGAAGAAAAGCGAGTGCAGGACCAGTTCCATTTGGCCAGCATAAAAAAGGAGGGTTCTTTAAAGGAACTCCTCATCAACAAGTAACCATGTCTACAAAAACACCGCAACAACAAGGCGTACTTGATAATATTAATCAATATCTAGGTAGAGGAGTGGGAGGGCTTGACCTTCCAGGTGGACAAAGTAACTTTGCTCCTATAGCTGAACAAGCACAAAGAAACTTTCAACAAAGAACCGTTCCAACACTAGCCGAAAGATTCGGATCTTTAGGAAATAGTTCAGGTGCATCTCTTAGTTCTCCAGATCTCTATAAACAACTGGGAAATGCTGGTGCAAACCTAGAAGGTGATCTGGCATCACTTCAATCACAGCATGGATTGCAGCAGCAGGGTCAACAAGCTAACAACTATTTTAATCTTCTAAATGCTGGCTTAGGCTCACAGTTTGATTACGAAGTAATGCCAGGACAAAGGTCTGGCATTTCAGATATCTGGAATAGCGCTAAAGGAACAATTGGTAATGCTGCGATTGGATATGCGACTGGTGGACCTGCAGGTGCTACAGCCGGAATATTATCTGGATTGATGAATCCACAACAATACCAACAGTATTTAGACAGACAACAACAACAACCTGAACAACAACAACCTGAACAACCTCCACAGCAACAGCGATATATTCCTGGAACTGCAGCAGTTAACAACTCTATATTTCAAGGATATGGACAGAATGCGATACCACAGCAACAACAGTACCAACCTCAGCAATCGATGCTAGGAACTTCAGGACTTAACAACACGATCCTCCAAGGATATGGACAGAATATGTTACCTCAGAGTAATTTGTTATTTCAAAACAGACAATTTTAAGGATATATCATGGCATTTTTAGGAAATTTACAACCAGAAAAATCATTTGGTGGAAGAATTGGTGGCGATATAGCAGATATAATTCAAGGATTGGCTCAAAACAAAGCTCAGAACTTGAAGGTTAAAAACAATAGAGACTTTCTACAAGGTTTGGGATTCCATCCACAGGTTGCTGGACCTTTATCGCAACAATCTGATGATCAGATTAGCAGTTTCTTAAAACAGTTAGACAATTTTGATGTCACTAATCCGCCTCAACCAAACTATCAAAACCAAAACAATCAAAACCAAAACTATCAAAACCAACAACAAAATGCTCCTGGAATGGGTCAAGGACAACCAAACTATCAAAACCAAAACTTACAAAATCAACAACAAAATGTTCCTGGAATGGGTCAAGGGCAACCAGTCCAAAGTACTCTGCAAGGGCAATCAGGACAGTCTCAAGATCAATCGGCTCAACAATTCAATCAGCCTGGTCAACAACAACCACGTGGCATTAGATCAAAAGGTAGTAGTAACAAAGTTGATATAGGACAAACAAAACAAACAGAATATGCACAAGAAAATGCAAAACTTTTATTAGAAAAAGGTCAATGGGGCGAGCATGCTCTTAAAGTACTTAATGAATACGAAGCCATTCTAAAAAACGAAGATATTTCATGGGGAATATCTACAGCTGCTGCAGGAGCTATTGGTGCACAATATAACTTAGAAGAAGCAACACAAGTATTAAATAAGTTAAGTGTACAATTAATACCTCCATCACGTTCTGATGCTGAATTGGCAGTTGCCAAGGCACGAGTACCAAGTCCTTTATTATCTAAAGGTGCTCAAATGCGTCTTGTTAAATCATTACGAAAAGATGCTACAGAAGACATAAAAAAAGGAAGATACGCTGGCCAGATTATGAATCAAAATGGTGGCATTGCACCTATTGGAATTGATAGAATGGTTGGAAGTAAGTTTGGTTTTAAAGAAGCTGAATTAAGTGTTAATGAAAGTCCACAAGGGTATTCATTTAATAAGCAGGTAAAGAGTTTGAATGATATAAAACCGCCAGAAGGATCTCAAGCTTTAGATGACAATGGTAAATGGTATATGTATACAAATGGTAAATGGTCTAAAAAGTCATAGGAGTTTTAGATATGGGATTTAAGATATATACACCTAGTGAAATTAAGATTCCAGAGACTGGTTTACAGTCAGGAATGCGTAACTTGGTCTCTTCTGGTGCTAAAGCTGTTTCAGATGTAGCAAACATACCAGGAGCTGTTTCAAATATGGCTCAAGATATTATTCAACAACCAGATACATCGCTACAAAAATCAGCATTCCAACTAGCTATGGCGGGGAGTCCAGAAGCAAAAGTCGGAATGGGATTGTTAAAAGGTATTGGAGAGGGGGTAGATATAGCATCAAAAGGTGTAAAATCTATTTTTCCAGATAAATACTTAGAGCCTCAAAGTAAAGGTGAAGAAACATTCCAAGATTATGCATCAATGGTACCATTATATTTTCTAGGTGGTGGAAAAGCAGGTGTATCATCAGCGAGTTCTTTCTGGTCACAAGCAAAGAAACTTCCAGCATTTTTTGGTAAAGTTGCCGCTGGAAGAGGAGTAGGTGATTTTGTAGAAAGTATTGGTGGAGGGAAAATTGGTAATATTATCTCACAAATAGGAGTACCTGCAGCATTTGAAATGGTTAATCTTAAAAATATTAAGAGTCATTTCGAACCATTAAAACATACTACATTTGATAAGTTATCCAAGATTGCTGGAAATAAACAAGTATCCGCTGATAAAATATCAAAAGCTCTGGAATCTGCTCATAAAAGTTCAATAGGAAGAAAGAACCAGACCCTTATAAATAAAAATCTTGATGATATAAGCAAGCTGATTCAAAATGGAAAAATAGGTGTTAAAGAAATTCAACCATTAAATGAAAAGCTTGGGAATCTAATATATAAAGACAGTCTTGATGTATTAGACCCTGTATTGCATGCAAGCAAACAAACTGCAAAGTTGGATCCTGCATATGCAAAAGAACTTACACAGGCAAACTCTATTCATAAATTTCTACAAAAACTAGACGGTAAGATTGATGATGCTGAAAACTTTATCTCAAAGACAATGACTACAATGCCCACTACAAAAAAATATGCAGCTAAAAAAGCAGCTCAAGCTCTCTTCGGAAATCCAAAGGTTACCGCTGCTGGATCATTAGGTGAGATAGCTCATCTTTTACCGAAAGAAGCTGGAAAGTATGCATTAAAATCTTTAGAAGCAGCAACTAAAAGAAATGCAGGAGCATTAACTTCATCGCTAACCAACCTTGGACGAGTTATAGAAAGAACCGAAAAGGACAAACCTTCTGGTTTTAAAATTTATACGCCCACACCAAGTACATAACAAATAGGGGGGAAATACACTCCCCTATTTATTCTCTTGATGGGGAAGTGTATTTATGGTATTCTTAACCATATCAATTCCTCTATGTAGAAATATCATTGTGCCAATCATGGTATTTCTACTTCTTAGAACAATTCAACTCTACTACATATTTCTATGATCATCTCGGAAGAATCCAGGAAGAGTCTCTTGTCCTTCAACAGTTTGTGTATAACGACGTTCTAATTCTTCAGCAGTAGTCTGACCATCTCTATTTCTTGAAAGAGATAATGCAAGATATCTATAAGCATCTGCGTAATGTGAATTGTGATCATGAAGTGGTCTATCTCTATAAACCTTACGTTTACTATCAAATTCTTGTCTATAAGACTCTAAAGACTTTATCAATCCTTTGCATCGCTTTTCATCAATCCAGACCTTAGCGAATGAAGACCGAGCTGCTTCAATTCCGTCTGTGATAGATATATTTGGTAATCCTGATGATTTTCCGTTGTCTCTTGTTTCGAATTTAACACCAAGTGAGCGAGCTTTTTCAAGCCGAGTAAGACCTGAGCCGAATTCGCGCACGGCAATGTCATGAGGAGCCCAATGCTTATCATAACTATAAGGCTTATTGTTAATAACTTGGGCATAATGTTCCATTCCTTCTTTTGACTTCTCATAAGAATCTATGATTCGAACAGTTTGACCTATCTTCTGAAAGAATATAATAGTTGTACTATCTCGTACGCCAATGTCCCAGGCAGTTGATACTTTAAATGCTGGTTCCCATGGAACTTCTCCAATCTGTCCATTCAAACGCATCTTGTCTATGTACTTAGTATAGTAAGCACCAGATATTCCGATCTCGAATGACGTCATATACTCCTGCATAGCAAGATCTTCAGAGATCTCACCTGAAGTAATCTCTTTTTTAATCTCTTCCCATGAAATATGCTGAGTATCATCAAGTGTTAATTTAGAACAGAACCATTCCTTAGGATTGTTAGACGCAATTTGAAAGATATCCCATAAACTATTCTTACCACGAGGAGTAGACAGAATAATCATGGTTCCACCGTTAGCATTGAGAATGGGACGAACATAGTGGTAAGCACGGGGATCAGCAAGTGCATACTCAGACATTATAACCATACGAGGATTAGTACCAACAAGAGATGTATCATAACTATCAGAACCAATAAATTGAATAATTGAACCATTCGTAAGTGCAACCTTTAACTCTTGAGAATTCACTGATTTAATTAACTCTTTTGGAATAAAATCTAGGAAGCGTTGGCCATCGTTGGTTATAGAATCGAAAATTACGAGCTTAGCCTGACGAAAAGTGGGTAGACAATACATGTATACTCCGATTCTTCTAATCGCGGCTCTTATCATTAGATTAAAGGCACAAACGTCTTTTGCCCGCACGTCTCGGCCACACCGCCAATAACTTTCTAAATCCTTTGTTCTCAAGAGCATCACAAAGTGGGAGTTGAAACGTCCGAGGTTTAAACTTATCTAACTTTATTTGAGTTTCTACATTCATTTTTCACACTTCCTACTGTTACGAATTTGTTCAGAATTCACGCCAAATATTGCATTCGTTTATTCATTACGTTATTCTCTCCTTGATTACCTGTTGTTGTGGTCGGCTT